CGGCAAGCTCAAAACTTCCTCGACCGAACTGGACAGTTTCAAAACCCAGTTCGAAGGCCTGGACATTGCCGCGGTGAAAGGCCTCCTGACCAAGGTCGGCCAGGACGAAGAAACCAAGCTGATCGCCGAGGGCAAGCTGGACGAGGTCATTACTCGTCGTACCGAGCGCCTGCGCGGCGACTATGACAAGCAACTGGCCGCCGAAAAGTCCCGCGCCGACAAGGCCGAAGCTTTCGCCGCGAAGTACAGCGACAAGGTGCTGGCCGACTCCATCCGCGCCGCCGCAATCAAGGCCGGTGCGCTACCCGAGGCAGCCGAGGACATCATCCTGCGCGCCCGGGGTACTTTCAAACTCAGTGAAGACGGCGAGGCGATCGCCACCGACCGTGATGGCGAGGTCATCTACGGCAAGGACGGCAAGACGCCTCTGTCCCCGCTCGAATGGGCTGAATCTTTGCGTGAGACAGCAACACACCTCTGGCCAAGGGCTCAGGGTGCCGGGCAGACCGGCGACAACGGTGGCAAGGCCACGAAGAAGTGGGGCGAGTACACGGAGTCTGAGCGCGCTGCGTTGGCCCGCGACAACCCCGATGCGTTCAAAAAACTCTTGGCCACCAAAGGAACCTAATCCATGGCAACGACCCAACTGGCGGACATCTTTGTCGCCGACTATTACGGCACTATCGCGCCGGTCAACTCCCCTGAAAAGACCGCGGTCTTTGACTCAGGGATCATCGTCAAATCGCCTGAACTGGACGCCATCGCGCAGAACGGCCAAGGCACCTCGGAAATCAGCTACTGGCAGGATCTGGACGCTGACGAAGAGCCGAACATCTCGAACGACAACCCGGACGACCTGGGCGAAGTCGGCAAGGCTGAGCAGGGCACCATGCGCGCCCGTACGCTCTACCTCAACAAAGGCTATGGCGTTGCTGACCTGACGTCCGAGCTGGCCAACACCGAGCCGATGCAGCACATCCGCAACCGCTTTGGCACCTACTGGACCCGCCGCTGGCAGCGTTACCTGCTCGGCGCGGCCCGCGGCGTGATCGCATCGAACATCGCGAACGACGCCGGTGACATGGTGGTGGATGCCGGTGCGACCATCAGCGCAGGCGCCTTCCAGGATGCTGCATTCACCTCTGGCGATGCTGCCGACGTGTTCTCCGCGATCGGCGTGCACTCCGTGGTGATGAACCAGATGGTCAAGCAGGACCTCATCGAGTACCTGCGCGACTCCGACGGCCGCATCATCCTGGCCACCTACCTGGGCAAACCGGTGTTCATGGACGACAGCCTCGTCTACGGCGCTGGCCGTTACCTGTCGGTGTTCTTCGGCCAAGGCGCGTTCGGCTACGGCGAGGGCACCCCAGCCGTTCCGGTCGAGCTGGAGCGCAAGCCAGGCGGCGGTAAGGGTGGCGGTGCTGAAGTCCTGTGGGAGCGTAAGACGTTCATCCTGCAGCCTGCCGGTTTCAGCTGGAAAGGCAGCAACAACCAGAACCTCAGCCCGACCGCCACTCAGTACGCTGCTGCTGCGAACTGGGAGCGCGTGTTCGACCGCAAGCAGGTTCCGTTCGCCGCCGTGATCAGCGGCACCACCACCCCGTAATTCAACTGTGGCGGGGCGTCTTCTGGCGCTCCGCTGCAAGGGAGCGAATCATGAAAGTCATCTACACCGACAAGCCGGGCAGCGAGCCTGGTGTGTGCTATCGACTGCTCAGTGAATTCTTCGGGGTGATCAGCGCGGCGACCGATGTTTTCGTCCAGGGCGACAACCCCAACATCATCGAGGCCTACAAGCGCGCAGGCATCAAAGTTACCGGCGCCGATGAGAACGGACTGCGTACTGATGGCCCGACGGTCGCGGAGTATGTCGAGGCCGGCTACCAGGCGGGCAACTACCCGCCGACCGGCTACGCCTCGCGCAGCACTGCCGAAGAAATCGACGCAGCCATTGCCGCGCAAAAGCCAAAGGCTGACACCAATACTGAAACCGACCCGCTGAAAATGAAGGTCGACGACCTCAAGGCCTGGCTGACCGCGAAAAACATCACGTTCGACGCCTCGGCCAAAAAAGAAGACCTGCAGGCCCTGGTGCCAGCGGAATAAGGACAAGCACATGACCGACTTCATCACCGTGGCCGATGTCGATGCTCAGTTGGGTCCTGACTGGGCGGGCACCGGTGATGCGGTCCTTGCTGTGGCGATGGCGAATGCCTGGCTCACGGCCAAGATTAATAGACCTGTTGCCGATCCGACCCCTGACGCCATCAGGCTTGCCGGCGCTCAGGTTGCGAAGGAAGCGGCGGCGGGCAACTTGTACAAAACGACCCAGAAGGAAGTGCTGAGCAAGACGGTATCGGCTCAGTCGGGCACTTCCGTCAGCAAGACCTACGCGGAAGGCTCGACTGACCTTTGCGCCGGCGAGAACTTCGCCCTCGCGCTATTGGCGCCGTGGGTCAAGCGCTCGGGCACGATCATGCTCAAACGGGTGTAGCCATGGGAATGCGCGAAGAGATTCAGGCCGAACTGGCCGAAGCGTTTGACGATCCGGACGGCCTGGCCGACGCGGTGAAGCCCGTGGAAGGCTCGCGAAAGTCGACCCCGGTCTATGACCCGTCTACGGGCACTACCACTGGTGGAACCATTACCTACACCGGGCGTGGGACCTTCGGCAGCTATCTCGCCAAGGAGATCGATGGCTCGCTGATTCAGACCACCGACGAAAAGCTGCTGATCCTCCAGAACGAACTGTTCATCTCTGCTGCTGGCTTGCCCACGATGACACCAGTTGAGCCAAAGATCGGCGACATAATCGCGGCGAAGCGTGTGCTGAACGTGACCCAGGATCCAGCTGGCGCCACTTGGACTGTTCAACTGAGGAAGTGACATGGCCTCCAAATATTCTGGACTGAGCGGCGGCTTCGCTGCTCAGATCCGGGCTTTTGCCGATCAGGCGCAGCTGGCGATCGACGCGACATTGCGCGAGATAGTCATCGAACTGGGCAGCAGCGTGATTCGCATGTCGCCTGTGGGCAATCCGGAAATCTGGGCCGCCAACGTTGCGCACCGGGCAAAGAACAAGGCCGAGGCTGATGCCTACGACGCGCATGTCGAAGTACGCAACGTCATCACCTCTCTGACGCCGAGCAATTTCACCCGCAACGGCAACCTGAAGCGCGGCGTGAAATACGCCAAGCCGCTGACCAAGGCCGAGCGGGTCCAGAACTTCAACGTGAATGGGCTGGTTTCCGGCAAGGACTACCTCGGCGGCCGCTTCCGTGGCAACTGGATGTTCAGCATCGGCTCGCCGGACAACACCACTACAGATGAGGTCGACCCGAGCGGGCGCAAGTCCACGGCGCGCATCGTCGACGGCGCGATCGAGTTCAAGGCAGGCGACACGGCCTACATCACCAACTCGCTGCCATACGCGATCCCGCTGGAGTTCGGGCATTCCCATCAGGCGCCCGGCGGCATGGTCCGCATAACCGTCGCGCGCTTCCAGCAGATCGTGCTGGAGGCCATCAGGAACAACCAGGTATGAGCCATCAGATCATCCGTCGCATCTACGAGCAGCAGCTTGCGGCTTGGGCGGCGCCACGAGGCTTGCGGATCGCTTATCAGGGCGTGGCATTCGAACCTGGTGACGACGAGACCTATCTGCGCGCCTTCACGTTGCCCGCTGGTACCGACACCCAGACGCTGGAAGGCACTGACCGGGTCTACACCGGCGTCTTTCAAATTAGCGTCGTGACGCCCGTTGGCAACGGCACCGGCGATGCGGAAGGGCTCGTCGATGAACTTGACGATCTCTTCCCGGCCTTCCTGCGACTGCAGCAGGGCGACCTCGAAGTGATCGTGCTGACGCCTATTGAGCCCGGCCCCGCCATCGTCGACGACACCACGCTTACCGTAGCGGCTTCGTTTCAATACCGGGCCGACCGCGCATAACCCGCCCATTGGGCAAACCCTGAACCCCGCCAAGTGCGGGGTTCGTCATTTCTGCGAAGAGGAAAAATCCCATGGGCTACAAACTCCCGAACGGCGGCTACTACCAGGTCGCGGCTACTTACGACGCTGTCCTGCCGTTCTCTGCGCTGTCGAACGCCACCGAAGCTGTGGCGACCGTCACTGGCGCGTCCCTTGCGGTCGGCGACATCGTCCTGCTCAGTTCCGGTTGGAGCAAGCTGGATAACAAAGTGGTGCGTGTGAAGACTGCCACTGCAACTGCAATCACGCTGGAAGGCGTTGATACCAGCGATGTGATCCTGTTCCCCGCGGGCGGCGGTGTCGGCAGCATGAAGAAGGTTCTGACTTGGGTTCAGGTGCCTCAAGTGTCTGACCTGGCTTTCTCGGGCGGCGATCAGAACTATCTCGACGTGGTTTTCCTCGAGGATGACCAGGGCAAGCAGATTCCCACCGACAAGTCCGCAGCCAGCATGACGCTGACCATCGCTGATGACCCATCCAAGCCTTTCAACGCTGTTCTGCTCAAGGCCGACGCCGGCAAGCAAGTGCAAGCGGCGCGGCTGGTCCTGCCCGGCACCGACCAACTGCTCTACGGCGCGTTCATCTCGTTCTCCAAGCAGCCGGCGGTATCGCGCAACAACCTGCTGACCCGTACCGTCAGCCTGGCCCTGCAATCCGAACCAACCCGATACCTGTCGTAAGGAATCCGCATGGCCAAGTTCAAGATTGCCCAGAACCCCACGTTCAAAGCGGACGTGGACATTCCTCGCGTCGGCGGCACCTTCAACAAGGTGTCGTTTGAGTTCAAATACCGCGACCGAAAGGAATTGGCCCAGCTGTTCGCGGGTTGGCAGCAATCTGCCAAGGACTATCAGGACCGCCTGAAAGAGAAGGGCGATGAAATCACCCTCGTGGATGTCACTGACGCTGATATTGAGCATCAGATTCTGCAGGTCAGCGATCTGGTGGTTGGCTGGGGGTTCGACGACAAGTTCACGCCTGAAGCTATCCGCGCCTTGGTTGAAACCTCGGCCAGCGCAGCCGATGCAATCGTCAAGGCCTATCAGAGCGCGTTCGCCGCGGCCCGCTTGGGAAACTGAAAGAGGTGTCGCAGGCGCTGTATGAGCCTGTGGCGCCGCCCAATCAGCTCGCCCAATTCGGTATCTCTGCAGCAGACCTCGACGAGACAGTAGAGGTTTTGCCCGACAACTGGCCCGCTTTTGTCGTCATGGAGGCATTGGGCACCCAGTGGCGCGTCGGTATGGCTGGGCGCACTGGTCTCGATTACTCAGCCGTCCCGGCGATCATGGCCCTCATCGGCATCCCCAAGAAAACCAGAAGCCAGGTCTTCCAGGACGTTCGCGTCATGGAGGCTGAGGCGTTGCTCGTCATGAGCGAATCGAAATAGCGGAGCACTCATGTCTGGAACCATCGCGCAACTGGGCATTGAGGTCGAGTCCGGTGAGGCAGTCCAAGCCGCCACGGATTTGGACAAGCTCACACAGGCCGGTGTAAAGGCCGAAAAAGCTGCCGAAGATGTGTCTGCGGGCTTCGATAAGGCAGCAGCAGCCGCAGCTAAGCTGGCGGCGGCAGAAGCTAAAGCAGCAGAAGAAACAGACAAGGCCAAGGCGCGGCTCTTGGACACCGCCAAGGCCTCGCTTGAGGCGAGCGAGTATTACCAGCGCCTTACCACCAGTGTGACGAATACCGCTGGCTCTATGGATAAAGCGGGGGCGTCAGTCACCGACTTCGCGGCAATTCAAAGAGACCTCAACACGCTGACTCCTACAATTGATCAGCAAACCGAGGCGACCAAGCGTGCCGCTGCAGCGACGGGTGTTCAGACCGAAGGCCTGGATAAGCTGCTCAACAAGCTGAGCCCTGCTCGCGCCGCGACTGCGAACTACAACAAGGATCTCGAAACGCTCTCCAAAGCCTACAAGGCGGGGGAGATCGACATCGACAAATACACCGCCGCAGTTGGAACAATCAACGGCAAGCTAAAAGCACTCAACGGTGAAGGGACCGTATTCGACAAGCTCAACCTTGGCACTCGCCAGGCGCAAGAGAACGTTAGCCAGCTGGCAAATGCTATCTCTGCTGGTGATCTGAATAGCGGTGCCAGGGCAATCGCCCAAATTGGCGCTGGTGCCGGAGCATCTGCCGTACAACTGGGCAAACTGCTCTTGCCGTCTGCTGCTCTGGCTACCGTGCTGGGGGCCGTAGCGTTCGCATTTGTGGATGCAGAACGGGAGGCTTCCGCGTTCAATAAGTCGATCTTTGCGGGCGGCAATGCGGTCGGCGTTTCCGCGCAGCAGCTGCAGGAGATTGCAAAGCAGGCAGGTATTTTGACCCACAACTTCGCTGGCGCGCGTGATGCCGCCATTGCGTTGGCTGCGAGCGGCAAGGTTACGGGAAGCGAGCTCGCGAACTTGACGGAAGCTGCATCGGCAATTGCGTCCTTCACCGGTGCCGGAGCGGCTGAGGTTGCCAAAGGCCTTGCAGGAATTGGCTCGTCTGCATCAGAGGCAGCGGTAAAAATTAGCGAACAGTACGGCCTGATTACGTCAGAGCAGTACCTTGCGATCAAGGCCATCGAGGATGAAGGAGAGGCCCAGAAAGCTCTCGATCTCCTAAGTGCCGATCTGAATCAAAACGCTCAGCAGCGCCTGAAAGAATATCGCGCGTCTCTGTCAGACATTGAGCTCGGCTGGGATGACATCAAGAACAGCATAACGAATGCCTATGCTGCGGTAAGGTCGGAGGTTTTTCCCGATCTCGGTAAGCAGATGGAGATCATTCAGCGCGTTCTGGACACCAGAAAAGCGGGAGGAGTGGCGGGTGCGTTGTCGAACGGCCTCAGCACACTCAACAGCGCATTGGGGCTTGGCACCGGTGACGATGACGACTCAACTGCAGCACTTGAGAAGAAGCTGGCAGGTCTGAAGGCGCGCCAAGCATCAAGCCAGGCTCTGGCGGCAACCACAGGTGAGACTGTCAGTGCCAACAAAGATCTGATCGCAGTTCAAAAGGATCTGGATCGGCAGCTCGA